GCTTATTAAGTTCACCTGGATCCATTTCTGAACCATGTTCTGGCTCTTGATTTGGCATTTCCGCTCCCATTGGTTTGATGCCTGCCATTTGTAAAATCTGCATCAACATTCCTGCTTCTTCAGGAGTGTCCGCTGTCATCTGTATTGCTTCTTTAACTTCTTTTTTGTCGTCTTTTTTATGTTTAGTTTCCATAGTGTTTGTATTTACCTCTTCAAAATCGCTATCTCTTAATGTATGCTCTTCGTCTCCAACCTTAAATTTATCACCTTTTTTAAGTCCTGCCGCTTTTGCTTTTTGTACTGCCTGTGCGAATGCATTTCCTTCGTCAGTGGGTTGTTCGGCGTCCATAGCAGGTTCCATATCTGGTTTTCTCGCACCGTTGTCGTCAAACTCGTCTTGCACCATTCTCATGGCAGTTTCTATTTCGTAAGATCTAGGAAAAGGTGCTTTAGCTTTTTCCATGTTCATTGCTTTTAGTATTTCAGCTTTAGGCCTGTCCAAATCACCGTCATCGTTTGTGTATTCACCAACAACCTCTTGGGCACCAATGTGAATATCACTCATGCCACCTTCTTTCATTTTTTCTTTTTTTGAAATAGCTATTGCGGCTTGTTGTTTTGGATTCATTGCTTCTGTTTGCGAAATCGCTTTTTCAACTTCTGGACTATTGTCTGCAATTTCTTGTAATTTTTTTAAGACGTCTATCATTTCCATAATTATTTTCCTGCTGGGTCTGGATTACCTTTAACAGGTCCTTTGTGTGCCGCTTTGATCGGTGACGGACTTGCTTGTTCTTCTTTAGATTGTATATTTTCTTTTTCTTTCGGATGGTCGTTCTTTTCTCTGTCTTTAAGTAATTCTTTTAACAAACTCATGTTTGCTTCTGTAGAGTGGAATTCTTTTGCTGTGACTTTTGGAGCATCTTTATACTCGATATCTTGTAATTTATTTTTATATTCTGATTGTTTTGCTACCTGCATCTGTTCTTGGTATTCTTCAGATGGTTCATTAGGTTTTCTTACAACAATCATTGCCGGACTGATATTCAAATAATCTGCGATATATTCTTTCATCTCTCTAACCGCGGCTGGGTAGTTCGTTGTTACATCAAAAATAGTTACTGCCTCGTTGCTTAATGCAGGAAAATCTAAAGGTAAACTTTGTATTGGAGTGCTTTTGCCAGCTGACATTTTAGCTAGTTCAAATTTTTGAAGTGCTGTTTCTAATCTAGTTTTATCTATGTCTTTAGGTTCACCAGCAATCTTAATTTTATAGTCATATGACTTGGTTGATTCTGTAAGATATTCCTTAAACGTGCTCATATGCAATATTTAGTCTTTTTTAAGTAGTTTCTTCATTAACTCGTTACGATCTGATATAACAAATCCGTCTGATTCTTCTATAGGACCACCGTCTTTATCGCCGGATTGGTCTATTTTCATTTTCTTCAGTTGCAATTCCACCATTTTAAGTTTCTTGTCAATTTTTGACCCTTTTGCATCTATGGCATTTCTAAGCATAGTGCTGGCCACTTCAAATATTCTGCCTGAATACCTTGAATCCACGTTCATACCCAAGTCCATTAGGTTCTTGTAGCTTTCTTCTGCTTCTACTGCCAATTTATCAAGCTCTAAATCTGACAATTCTCCAAGGCCTTTCACCTGTGGCAATGCCGCGGCTACCTTATCAAATTCTGCGTAACTTTTTTGTAGGTTCTTGTGTGTTTCTGGATCAAGATTTTTAGGTCTATTAGCAGTGCCATTAACTGTATTTTTGGCATTTCTTTCTTTTTCTTTTTTATCTACTTCTTCAAACGTTTTTTTTACGTTTGGTAAATTGAGAATATCTTCTAATTTTTTTGTCATTACTTTATTTACTTACGTTTACCGTTATGGAAAAGTTGTTCTTCTGATACTACCCTAAATCTAATTTTATTTTGTTTCGCATATGCATTAGCGGCCTCCCATTTTGCCATGTTTATTGCAACTTGTTTTTTCTTTGCTGTGCTTCTGCCTGCACTTTCCATGTTTGTTTGGCTCATTGGTTTAACCTCAATAAGTTCTGCATTTTTTCTGCCATTCTTATCAACATACACAACAAAAAAATCAGGCACGTACACTGTATATTTTCCTGTAAAAGGATGACGGTAAGGAATCTTGATTGATTCACTTGCCCACTTAGACACGTTTGGATGTTCATCACATAGTCTCATGAATGCATGTTCCCAACTTGACCTGTAAGAAGGGGTTTTCAGACCAATATATTTTTCTGAATTTTTTGGATAAAATTTTCCTTTTGCGAATCTTGGTAACATTAGTCTAGTATATTTCTAGACACAGTTTCCTTTGTATTGAGAGATTGTCTTACACCCAATCGGCTGGACTTGTATCTATTAGCATTAAGTATTATTGTTATTAATTCTGATAGTTGTGCCGGCGAAGCATAAGTCAGTTTGTCAAGTATTTCTTGTGGTGAGATAGAATCTATTTTTGCCTGGGCTAAAATTACATATGCAGTAGATTCTGCCGCAAGTCTTTGGAAGCCTCTTTTAACAAAAAAAGCAATAGCACTGTCGTATTCTCCTGGACTGAATTGGTACTCTTCTTGATACGCATTTGCAGTAAGTTTTTCTATTGTTTTATCTAGATTGTCTTTGTCTTTAGGTGGTAGATTGGTATAAAATTCAGCCATTATAAATTTGCTTTCTCAACGACGATATTTACGTCTTGTGATGATCTTTCTATTCTTATATATCCTTCAGTCACTAGTTTCCTGATATCTGTAATTGCTTTGTTTCTATAAACATTCTTTATAGTGTCTGACGAGGACGTGTATTCAACATCCGATTCTGAAATAGTCAAATTTTTCCTTGATCCTATATCTTTAAAATATATTCCTGCACCTATTCTGTCTTTAATTGTTTCGTTTGTTGTAACCAAGTTGTATGCTTCATCGGCTGTCAAAAATAATGTTGTGTTTAAAGTTGGTGATGTAATCACCGTGGTATTGCTTTTGTTTTTGTTGTCGTTTGTGCCTTTTGCATTTGCTATCACTGTGCCCGCGGCAACCGCCGCTCCTACCGAAAACGCCGATACAGGATTTGTTATTGTGCCTGCTTGTTTTCCAATTTCTTGGACGCCTTTTTTAGCTATGCCTTTTAATTCTTCTTTGGCATCACTTTTCTTAATTTTTTTTGCATTATTATATGTGTTTGACGCGGCAAGTATTGCTCCTAGTATGTTTCCTGATTGGAAATTCCTAATTGCGGAGCCTATTCCGTCCACCACACCGCCCGGTCCAAAAATACTATTTGTGCCTCCTCCTAATACTGTCAAAGGAGATGGTTCTTTGTCGTAATTTATGGTTGCGAATCCTGGTACATTATTTCTGTTGATAATACCTGATTTATAAATTACAGTTTCATAAAAAACCTGCATAGCATTTGACATTATTCCGGTTCCATCTGCTTGATCTAAATTATCATGACTAAATGAACCTATCACAGGATTTACAAGTGTCATTGATGTGAATCTTTGTTTGTGTAGAACAAAAATTTCAATACCTTTCAGGTAAGGTTTTTTTCTTTGTGTTGGCACATCCATTCCAAATTTTGTATAATTTTTTGTTTCTACAGCGTCATACAAATCATCTTTAGTAGATTGTATTGTTAGATCGCTGTTCATGGCCACCGAATCTGCTATGTGATATTCGTAGTATTTCTTCCAAAATGCATTAACAGTGTCGGCATGGTCGTCATGGAAAATTATGTTCACTGGTTCGTATTGTATTCTTGTTGCCGCATACATCTTTTTATTGTACTGTATTTTTTCTTCTACGTTAAAACCATACTTTGGAAGGTCGCACTGCTTAACTAACATGTTAAGTTGATATCTTTCATTACTGTTAAAACCATCAAAAAATAGAGTTTCGTCTGTGTTAAAAACTACATGGAATAAGAATTTTTGTTTTGGTAATAATTTGAAGTTATCATCAAGATACAATCTAGAGGCATGTTGATAGTCTTTCATACCCGGAAGACCGTCTTGAAATCCCTTTAGAAAATTGTTTATCTTTGGCATAATGTTATTTATAGTCACAAAAAAAGCGCCGTTTAAGACGCTTTTCTTGTATTATAAATGCTAAATTTAATTTTTATTATGCACCACCACCTGTACTTAATGTACCGATAGTTCTTGCAACCGCTGTACCTAGGCCTGTTCCTTGTGGCGTTTGTACTGCATTGTCATATCTTATTGATAATGTTATTGTTGCTGGTTCTGAAGTGTTGTATGCCAACGTGTTGTAGTTTACGTTGTCGATGTATGCACCATATAATTCAAATGTGTCAAGCACATTTGGTGCACTTGCTCCATTTCCACCGTCTAACATTTCAATTCTTGTTGTAAATTTGTAATCAATACCCGAAGCCGCTGATGCTTGTTCGAAGAAATCAAACTGTTTCTGGATTTGCTCACCAACTAATTTGCTTACTGAATTGTTTACGTCATCTCTTAAAGTAACTGTAATTGGTTCCCAAGTGTGTTTACCTGCTACATATACTCTTGAGTTGTAAACGTCTAAAGTAACTTGGTCAAAAGTTAAGTTAGGTCTAGTAATGTCCATTACTTGTTTTGTAAGTTCTGAACGTGGTGTTGAAACTCCAAAATTTTCCAGGATCGCTCTAAAACGATATTGTAGTTTTGGCATCAATAAGCCTTGTGATGCTGAACTTTGATCGTTTGCTAAAGGTACTGTAAATTTTGATAATGTTGATATTGCCATCTTGTTCTCCTATTTATCTAAAATTAGTTCCCTAATTTTGCTATTTCTCCTGTGTTTTTAATCCTCAACGGTATGTAAATAAATTCAACCGATTTCACAGGTTCAATCGCTATATCTACATAAAGTTCGTTTCTGTCTATTCTAGTAGGTGTGTTATTTGTGTCATCACAAACTACTAAGAAGTCAAACAACGCTCTTTGTCCAACTAGCTCTAACAAGAATGACTCAACTGCTTGTTTGATTTCATTTCTTGTTAATTCATCATTTGGTTCAAAGATAAACGGTTTAGCAATTGAATCTAATTGTGATCTTAGATACACTGCTAGTCTTGCCACGTTGATTCTATCTAATGCCGAACTTGCCGATGTTTTCGTCAAGTTACCAAAGTTTACAATTCCTGCTCCTGAGAAGAAAGTAATTGGATTGATTTTGACATTATGCATTGAATCTCTCACTGACTCCGTAACAGATATTGTTTTAAACTCGCCGGAAGCTGAATCAATATGTCCAACTGCCGTTGCGTTATCAACAACACCTCTTCTTGTGCCTGCCGGAGCAAACCATGGGAAAGCAACGTTGTCATTGTTTGCTAATGTTCTCATCATCATGTGTGATGGTGGAACAACAATTTGCTTACCTGTGTTGTCCGTTGTTAGTCCAGATGGATAAAACACACCCAAGTAATCACTTGAGCTTATTAAACCATCTTCGCCGTTGTCTAAAGCACCTGCTGTGTTGTTAGCATAGTTTTGTATAGCTGTTGCTGTGCCTTGTAATCTCAAAGGTGTGTCACCTACTACAAACGCAGTGTTGTTTCTGTCTGTGTTTAAAGATAGTAAGTTTGCAATAACTTCCGGATAACCTGGACAAGCTATTACATTGTATCCTCTTTGATCTTCTCTGATTGCTTGGTTAGTATCAATCTCTGATTTTAGTTGTTGCACAATAACTTTTCTCTGTGCTTTTCTTCCAAAAGTTCCCGAACCATCTGCATTGTTTCCAGATTTTGTTACCCATCTATCTGGATAGTAACCAGTAACTGCTTCGTTGTTGTATCTGATATTACCCAAACCTGTTGAGCCTGATCCTGGATATTTTGTTGTTGTAATGTAACTGTTTTTGTATTCTTTAACATTGTAGCCACTTCTTCTAGTGTTCCATAACAGTATTCCTTGTGGGAATAAAGATGGATCTGGAGCATCTGGATCTAAGAAGCCATCAGTAAGTAAGTCTTTGATCGAACTTGGACTTCCTGCTTGTGTGCTTTCGTTAGCATCTTTTTCTATTGAAGTTTGCCATCTTGCATCTGCAAATACTATTCCATCTTCAGTTGTTTGATCAGCTTTGTCAACAAGTTCCCAAGCCGCACCAGTTGTTGTTACTGCAACTTGGTTAGCTGTGTTAGTTGAACTTATTGTTGCCGCTGTGTTGTACTTGTAAAGTTTTGGATAGTTTTCTAAGTCGCTGGTATCAATCCATAAGTCATTAGTTACAAGTGCCGTTCCGTCTGATTGTGTAGTTGGCGCAGTTGCACTAAATTGTGGACCGTTCGGGTCAGTTGTTGAGTACGCTGTTCTGTAACCAACAAAAGTTGTACCGTTGTGTGCCATTATGTCAGCTTCGTCGATCGAAGTGTCATACCATAATGTTCCATCTACTGGTTCATTAGTAGGTGCATTTGTACTTGCAACGTAACTTAATCTTTTGAAGTTTGAAGCAACTAGAGTTGTAGCAGTTGAACTGTCATCCTGATCACCTTGTGGTGCATCGTATAAGTTGTCAATCATGCCAGATGTTACCGAATCAAATCCACCATATGAGTGAGCTGTGCCTGCCGTAAATCCAACATTTGTCAATGGTGAACCAGTAAGTTCTTTCATTCTAATTTCACCACCTAATTTGTGTTTGATTTCGACAGCACCTTTGAATTCACCTGACTCGATTATTGATGCTTCAATGTTTGTAAGTCCTTTGTTGTTGATTGCCGCCACAAAGTCTTCTCCGTCTGCTACTGTTGATCCGTCTAAGTTAGATACAGTAATTGTAGCAAGTGCTTCTGTTGCCGGACTTAATGCTTCTTGATTTTTTAAACTTTCATATAAAGCAAAAGTTCCTTGTGTTGCTGTTGGGTAAGGTGTTTTTGATCTAATTATAGTTTCACCGCCCTCGTATCTAAACACTTGGAAGTCACCAACATTTGGAGTTGTATCACTGTCATCTGTTGAGCTTATGCTTTGTTCAGTTATGTTAAATTGTGTGTAAAGTGTTCCAGCCGCCAAGTTAGCTCCACCACCTGCCGCATCCAATTTGAATATAGCTTGATGATTGTTTGCGTGTAACGGCGCACTTACAGTTGAAAAACTTGCACTTGAAGAACTGTATATTTTTGTTATAATGTTTGTTCCACTGTTTGCTGAACTTGTTTTGAACCAAACTGAACCAGTTGGTCTGTTTTCTTCAGCTGTTTTCCATGTAGGTCTTGATGTGTGTGACGCTTGTAGGAATTCAGGTCCTCTGTAATTACCTGCTGTGATTCCTAATGACGCAAGTACACCAGTACCTTCTTCAAAAGAAATATCAATGCCTGCTGTTGAGTCACCCACTGCCATGCCGTTATGGAAAAATTCTAAGTTTCCTGTTGTGCTGTTTACGGATGCTGTAACATTTTCTACATTTGTTCCAACATTCGCGGCAACATTTGATAATGTTGTGCCTGATGTTGTAATTGTTATCCCGTTTATTTTGAAAGATTGTCCACTTACAACAGTAGTTCCTGATGCTACTGATACCACTGGATGAGATGTGTGCCAAGCCAATGTTCCTAATTGCACCCATGATCCTGAACTGTTCTTGAAGTAAGTTTTATTAGAAGTGTGCATAGTGTTTATAGCATAATCGCCATTTACACCATAATTTGGTTTTGGATTTCCAGTTGCACTGTTTCCTTCTAGATTTGACAACGACGTAATAAGTTTTGGTGTCTTTGCCGTGAATTTTTGATCTGTCTGTGACCATTCAAATATCCCAAACGTGCTTGATGCAAGGTCAAACCAGTATGTTCCATCTGATGGATTTGCACTAGGTGGATTAGCACTTCCAAGCAATTCACTAGTGTCTACGTTTACTCTTAAAACGTAAGCTCTGTTGGCAATACCTAAAAATGAATATGCCGCTTGTAATCCGTATTCATTAAGCTCATAACCATTTAATGAATTTCCTGATGCGTCTGTGTAAAATTTTGGATCTCCGAAAGTCTCTGTAAGTTCTCTCTGAGAAGATATTAAGTAGGCTGTGTTAGCAGTCGCTGACTGTGTTCCTACCGCTGTACCAGTACCAGATCCTGGTGTTTTGTTTGACGATGAAGCTACTACAAATAGAGGTGTTGTACCTGCGTCTGATGGTACATAAAAACTCTCATTTATAACACTAACGTCTACTCCTGGTGATGTTAAGTTTGCCATTATTCGTATTCTCCTTGCAAGTTTGTACGTATACTAGAGTATTTATTAGATCATTTGGTTTTTACGACATAATTTACCTAATTTTGGTGCCTATATAGGCGACGTAAATACAATGTATGAATATAGGTACCAGACCATTGTGTGTTAAATGCAAAGCCAAGCCAAGAGCCTACGGTTACAAAAAGAATAATAAAATTTATTGGCGTAGACTTTGTGATACATGTAATAGGAAAAAAGCAAACAAGAGGATAGGTGGAGTAACGCCTTTGCAAAGATCTGGTTACAGGAAAAAATTAAAATGCGAATTGTGTGGATTCAAAGCACAAGATCAGATACAATTAGATGTGCTGTTTGTTGACGGTGATCTCCGCAATACTAATGCATCAAATCTTAAAACGGTTTGTGCCAACTGCCAGCGATTGAGTGGTGTCCGTAGACTTGGTTGGCGTGTTGGAGATCTCGAAGCTGACGATTAAATCGTCGACTTTTGTGTATAACTCTTCTTTAGTTCCGTCATTTTCTATAACATAATCGAAACTAGATTCAAGCCAATCCCATTCTGATTTGTGGGCTCCTTTTTCTTGCATTTGTTTTTGTGTGGGTAAATCACCTCTTTTTACACATATAATTTTTCCACCATGTGCTTTGATAGTGTTTATTTCATTTACAAATCTAGTATCTGAAACCACTGTGTTATCACCTTTGTATCTACCTATGCAACTATCAACCCATATGCCGTCATACATGTGGCCACGCATGACTTCAGTGCCAAAATACTGTAAAACCCATCTTGGCGTGACAGGCTTCCCAAATTTTTCACTCCAATATTCGTCTGGTTGTTCTCTCCATTGTCTGCTTTCGTCGGTCTTGCCTTCAAGCAATTCTCTATCCCAATTAAACATAGAACTCACAGCGTCTTTTAAACTTTTTGCAAATGAATCTCTTCTATACCCGTGTTGAGCAACTAGCCTTTCCGCAACGGTATCTTTACCCGAACCAATTAGTCCTACTATTCCTATAAGCATAAGCAATTATACTATTTTTTTATGCGTTTTTCAATGACTTCTTTTGCTTCTTTTACCGCACCTAGTATTTTTTTCCGCAAATCTAGTTTCTTGCTTTTTAATGCACTAATAGACATATTTTCAAGATCTGTGACGATCTGTTCTAATTCATCTAGGTTGCAATCTTTATATTTTTTATACCGGGAGTCCGTCATGACGCTCGTATTTAAAATTATTTGTTAATGAATTAACCTATCACAAAACTATGAGGTGTTCCACCTTCTGCAAAATTTCCAATTTCGCTGTCTAGTTTCTCCATCTCTGCGGTGCCTTGTTGTTTAAGTTCTGCACCGTTTAGAGTAGTGCCACCTTGTGGTCCTGCAATAGTGTTAAATTTGCCCCTTGCTTCACCAAGCATGACTTTGGATACTGCTAGTGTGTAATCTCTGATCCAAGGTTTTGCATAGATATCTTTAAACAAAGTTATGTCGGGCCTAAAATTATCAGTGTGCATCAACACAGTTTCTTGATCCGATCTTGGTCTTTGTGTAATTGTTAATTTTTTTGTGGCAACATCATAATGAAACTGTATAAATGAACCAAACAATTTACCTATTAATTCTTGGTAACTTGCAAATGCGAAGTACGTGGCAAGTCCACCGGTAGCACCTGCTCTAAGCAGATAGGTATTTGTATAAGCTAAATTGAATGGTTCAAATAATGTTCCGCCTTCTCCACCTTCAGTCCTGGAACCTACTGTTCTTCTAAATAGTTTTCTAACATTTATTACCTCATCGGGTAATATATATGTGTTTTGATTTTCCTTCAAAGTTAAAAAAGCATAAGATTCTTCCACAGCATTTGATGATTTCTGCCTGTATCTATCTATTGCTCTAGTAAGGGCCGTTTGATAGTGTTTAGGGTCTAATTCAACATCTATCATACCCTCACCGAGATTATTTTTTACGTAATCAAATATTTCTTGTTGTCCTGTTTGAAGTTCTGACATACTGATATTTATTACCTTTTCATTAGCAATAAATATGTATGATATGCCAAGATTATCCATTTTTAAGCCTGAAAAGGGCAGTGATTACAAGTTCTTTGATCGTAACATTAAAGAGATGTTTACTGTCGGCGGAACTGACCTACATTTCCACAAATATGTGGGTCCATACGATCAAGGGGAAACAAACAAGGATGGTGAAGCATCACCAACACAACCACAGTACAGTGGCGATACTTTGAATGAAAGAACAATACAAGATTTACTATTTTTAGAAAACAGAGACAGGAAATACGATCCAGATGTGTACGTTGTACGTGGCATTTACAATGTTCAAGACATTGATTTCAATCTGTCTCAGTTTGGAATGTTTTTACAAAACGATACTTTATTTGTTACGGTCCATCTCAATGACATTGTTGAGAGAATTGGAAGAAAACCAATGAGTGGAGATGTTATAGAATTTCCACACATGAAGGATGACTTCAGTTTGGATGAATCAATACCAATAGCATTGAAAAGATATTATGTGGTCGAAGATGTAAACAGAGCGGCAGAAGGATTTTCACAGACTTGGTGGCCACACTTGCTAAGATTGAAAATGAAATCATTAGTAGATTCGCAAGAATACAGAGATATTTTGGGAGACGCCACTACAACTGGTTCCTTGGCAAGTTACATGTCTACTTTTAACAGAGAAAAAACCATAAGTGATCAAGTGTTGAAACAAGCCGAGGCAGATAGTCCTAAAGCTGGATTTAATTATAAACAATATTATGTTGCTCCAATCGACGAAAGAGGTAACATAAGGACAGACAACGTTAATACAACAGATAGAATAAGTTCGGATAAAACAATAAACGCAACAATTGATACACCAGCGGCAAGTCATTATGGTTTTTACCTTGATGGAGATGGTGTGCCACCAAATGGTAATCCTGCAGGTTTTGGAATATCGTTCCCGAATGCTAACGTAAATAAAGGTGATTACTTTTTACGTACAGATTATCTACCAAACAGGTTGTTTAGATATGACGGCAACAGATGGGTTAAAATTGAAGATTCGGTTAGAATAAACATGTCAAACACAGATACAAGAAGCACTTTCAAAACAGGATTTGTTAACAACTCAGGGTCGGCAACTATTAATGGACTTACAGTTGAACAGAGACAGTCATTGACTAATGCTTTAAAACCAAAGGCTGACAACTAATGCTTCACTTTTACGACGGACAGGTTAGAAGATTCCTCACACAATTTATGAGAATACTGGGTAATTTTTCTGTTGAAACTGGTAGAGGCAGTGACGGACAGATAGCACTTAGACCGGTGCCTGTGGTATACGGTGATCCCACAAGGCAAGTTGCTAATTTGATTAGAAATAATTCTGAAAATGCATTGAATTATGCACCAAAAATTGCATGTTACATAAATGAATTAAACTATGATAGGGAAAGAATGCAGAATCCTTATCACATCGAAAAACAACACTTGAAAGAAAGAGATGTGTTAGCCGACGGAACGTATAGTAACAAACTAGGAGCTGGTTACACCATTGAAAAAGTAATGCCTTCTCCTTTTAGACTTAATGTAACGGCAGATGTTTATAGTTCTAACACAGATCAAAAATTGCAAATAATGGAACAAATCTTATATTTGTTTAATCCAGACTTTGAGATACAAAAATCTGACAATTACATAGACTGGACAAGTTTAAGTTATGTAGAATTAACTGCCATAACCTTTAGTTCTAGAACTATTCCTGTTGGTGCTGACACAGAAATAGATGTAGCAACAATGACTTTCAGTATGCCTATCTGGTTGTCACCTCCGGTAAAGGTCAAAA